TGTCGCCCACGCCTTCATCCCCGGTCAGGACAGAGGCGCGGCGGCCACGGCGGCGGCGCACATCATCAGCCGACTGCTGGCGCATCCTGGATTCGTCCAGTGTCGGCACGGGGGCCGGGGGCGGCGGGGGCGGCGGGGGGTCTGGTGATTTGCTGCCGCCGCCAAATATTGATCCCATGGTCGTGCTCCTTTCGTCAGGTGTTGAAGGGTTCGTAATCGGATACCGCAACGGTTGCGCGCTGGGCATTCTGTTTCACCACGCGGCGCACGCCCTCGCAGGCATAGCGCAGCGCATCAATGACATGGTTGTCCTTGTCCTTCAACTTCGGCAACACCTTGCCGGTCAGGTCATCCACCTCATAGCTGTACATCGTCAGTTCGTCGATCAAGTGCGTGCAGCGCGGATGCACGATGATGTCGAACGACTTCAGGAACTCGACGCCCTCTTCCAGAGACTTGGCGCCCTTGATGGCGGCATTGATTTTTGGATAGCCGTGCTTGCGCATGTAGCTGATCGTCTCCGGCCTGGCAGAGTCGGCGGTGATGAACCATTTCCGCGCATCCGGCACGCCATCGAACAGTTCCGGCAACTGGTCGATCTCGCAGCCAACCATGTACGCCTCGTAATCGACGTACATCAGCCGCCCATCGAGGTGGCAACGAATCAGGACGGAAGGATCGACCGAGAAGCCCCAATCCGCACCCAAGCGAAACACGGTGCCCGGCGCCGCCTCGAACTCGTCAATGCGCCAGTTGCGGAAGACGCGGGCCTCGCTGTTGCGCTGGTATCCGCCCAGCCAGACATGTGCGAACTTGTCCGGATCACGGCGCTGGTCGTAATCGACCTCGGCCTTGAGCACGTCCGGCAGCCAGGGATTGTCCCGATAGTTGGCCTGAATGACGATGCTGCCAGGTGGCAGCGATTCTCCACGCAGCAGAACATCGACAGGATCTGTTTCGGCATTCGGGTTCCACGAGAACCACAACTCGCTGCCCTCTTTCCGAATGGTCGGCCGCAACAGGTCGAGGGATCGCTGGCTAAGCGTCTGCGCCTCTTCCACCCAGGCCACGTCATAGCCTTCCAGCGACTTGATCGTGTCGGCCGTGTGGTTCTGCATGCCCTGGAAGATGATGCGCCCGCCGTAGGGCGTGCCGATGAAGTCCTGCTTGATGTCGAACCGGTCAGCCACCTGCAGAGCGTGAATCTTCAACTCCAGCAGCTTCTTGACGGATTGGGCGAGGGACTTCTGGACTTCGCGCACGCAGACCGCATCGGTCTTTTGCTGCAGGCACCTGGCCACCAGCAACTCGGCAAAGAAGTGCGACTTGCCGGAACCGCGCCCTCCATGCGCCCCCTTGTACCGCGCTGGCTGCAGTAGCGGCTTGAATGCCCTGGGGACGTGGATGCGTGGCGTCATGCCTTCGGATCGACGATAACGACCTCGATGCGTTCGAAGCGCACCGGGTTGTTCGGATCGCCGGCCAGGGTGGTCGGCAGAACCTTGCCAAGCAGCGAGAGGAAAGCATTCGGATTCGACAGCGCCTGGTCTTTCAGGTACGCCACGCCGCCACCTTTCTGTTCGTCGAGGGCTTGAAGGATCATTTCGCGCAGGGCTTTGTTCTCCTTGTTCTGGACGCCCTTCTTCCGTCCGCCTGTTTTTCGCCCCAAAGCCATCTATTTCCTTCTAAATCAATCTACTTCAGACAAAAAAATCGCCCGGTTGTTACGCCGGGCGGAATTTCCAACAGGAGGGAGATGGAACAGCTACTGCCCGGCAGTAGCCGGAGCCTTTATCGCACACTTCCTGAAGTAGGTGATACGATTTTTCGTATATTCGCTACCAAAAACAGCCTGATGGAGGCGGAGGAGAGCTTCGCCGCTTGAGTAGCGCGGTTCATGGTTTCCGCTCTCCCAGCTGGCAATGGTGGTGAGCGGGACGGCCAGGGCGCGGGCGATGTCTGTCTTGCCCCAGCCGGCCGTGCCAAGCTCTAGGATGAGGGCATCCCACTGGATATAGCGGAAGGCAAAATCAATCTGCGTCGTCACGGAATATACGAGAGTACATGTTATGAGTTGGGATGCGAGGGATGGTCGCAATTGCCCGGCCTCTCGTCACATAATACTGAAACGAGTCACACGCCAGCAAGCGCGTTTTGCACATTTCCGCTTTCTCACATCCGAACCTTTCGCATGGCGGATTTTCGGTTTGTTTTAGTAATTGCAACATTACTGCATTACTCATGGTATATGCCTCCACCTGGCAACGCATAAACAAGTTTGCCGTTTTTCATTCTCAAAGGTGGTTGATTTTTGATCATTTCCGCTACACCCTTATCTGAATCGATCGCCAACACAACAGGCATATCAAACCCGTGTTCCGGGTGCATCTTGTGACAGATAAACCCTTCGCTCGTCTTAGTTCCGCCAATAACTGTAGTTTCATGACAAATCATTTTATTTTCCTCCTGTTGCTGCAGCGAAAGTCCGGTCGCTGCTTCCGGTTAAATATTCCTCGATCACATCCCTTGCCGCCTCCCATCCCCAGCACACGGCCACGCGATAGCCCTGCTGTGACAGGCGCATGTGCCATTGCACTTGCGGCGGGGTTGGTTTGTTGCGCCCGGCCTTCATTTCGATCCAGAGGGCGTGATATTCGCCCCTTGGCACCGGCAGGCAGATGTCTGGCACTCCAGATTTCACGCCCTCTGCCTTGAGCCTGGCCGCCGTGGCCTTGCTGCGGTGTCCGCCGTTCGGGATGGCGAACATGAGGGCCAGTTCAGGCTTCGCCTTGGCTTGGTACTCGGCCCAGCGGAACAGAGCGCATTGCTCGATGTGCTCAGGCTGGCGCATGCAGCACCATGTCGCAGTTCTCCGCTGCCCACTGGTAAGTGAAGTCAATCAACTGCGAATATTCCCCCCTGTCCGCAGTCTCCGATGGCCGGATGGCGCGATACCACTTGTCGCCGATGCGGTACTCGTCCAGACCGAAGAAGTCCGCCTTGATGGCCTCCTTGACCTTGCCCGGCGTCAATCCGATGTGCATGCCGATGTCGCGGCAGATAGCGTGGAAGAGCTTGCGCTGCTCGTGGCTCTTGTCGATCTTCCGGCCGCAGGCGGGGCAGGTGGCGGTCATGCGGCTTTCCTTTCCTGCTGTGCTTCCGCAAAGCTGGCGTACTGGCCCACACGCTGATCGCCATCGAAGCGGACATAGACGTTCTGTCCGTTCTGCACGAACTTGGCGATGGTGAGCGGGCCTTTGACCATCGCCCACTTGCCCAGCGGCTGCCACTTGTCGGTAAGGGCCGATCTGGCGCGGGTGGTTTTTTCGCTCATGCCTGCCGGATCTTCCTGATCGCGTCCAGCACATGCGCCGGCATGGCCTTGCGATTCCCCTGCTCTTGTTGCTGCTCTTGGATTTGATGCGCTGCAGTGGGGGGGGAATAGGGTCGGTGGCCTGGCGGGAAATCATCCTCCCACCTTTCCCCGTTCAGCCATGTAGCCGGGTGCGGGATGAATTCAGGTTCGCCACGGGCATTCCAGATCCGCGCCCACTCGAAAATGGCGGTCAGGATGGATGGATGAAGTCGAGGTGAAATTCTGTCCCAGGCGCGGCGCGCGTCTTTCTTTGCGACCCGGCGAGGGTAAAGTGACCAGAAGTCGTCGAAGGTGACGACTATGTCTGTTTCCTCCTGCCTTATCGGTACTACAGCCATCTTCTTTTCATCCTCATGCCAGATGGTGAGCGCACCTAGCCATTCCTACAGCTAGGTCGCCTTCAGTCATGCCCTGATGGAGCCACGACACCCGACAGCCTTGCGTCCTAGGGGTGCTGTCTTCGCCGCCCCGCTGGCTTTCTCAGGACTTTCCCACAGTAGCCAGGTTTCCCCCATGCCTGTCGTTGAGACCCCGACGCATGGGCGGTCGGCCCAAAGAAAAACCCCAGAACACTTTGCGGGGCTGGCCCTTGGCTGGGCAATCGAAACGGCACACGGTACGCCTCGACCACGCAGCCCCGCAAAACGAGCTGGGGTTGATTGTGCCGTATGCACGTTCGGACTGCCATATCCGACGATTGAATTCTAATCCTGGTCATTTCGGTTTGTCAATACCCCTCCCACAATCTTTCTTTGCGCCCGCTGGCGGTCATCCGATGCAGGGTGAGTGGCCTGGCAAGGCCGGCATGCTCGAGGTCTGCCAGCCGCTTCCTGACCGCATAGGCGTCGATCCTGAGATAGGCGGCAATCTGCTCGGCGCCAAGCCTGCCGCGCTCACGCAGGACGGCAAGGATG